TGCATAGTGCAAATCGCCTGGATGCCAAGAAAATGCATCCACAACGCCGAAATTGGTGTTTCTAACCGCGTGCTGCACTTACCACAACGGACTGTCGCACTTAGTGCCTTCCGTGGCCTTTTCGCCATGGAACTTAAAGACATTGCCCGCTCAATAAACATCGAACCCAGTCTGATCGAAGAATACTTAGATGGTTTGCCACCAAAACGCCGCGCAGTCGTCAAACGCATCATCAACGAAAAACTTGGTGAGCCTAAGAACACTGCCAAGCCTGTGGACGGCTACGAATCCCTTAGAGAGGTGTACGATGAGGCCCTGCTGAATGATAGAACTATGTTCATAAAACGAGAGATCTATGTCACCAAGCGTATTGCATTTTATGACAATAATGGTGATACCAAAGATCCACGCATCATTACAGCCGCTTCACCCGAGCACCAAGTCTTAACAGGCCTGATCGTCAAACCTTGGTTTGAGAAATTGAAGGCCGCCGTTAAGGACAAGGTATTCAAGAGCAATGGTGGGACTTTCCGCATCGTGATGACTAGTGGTCTAACGCAAAACGAGCTTGGGGAGGTTTTCAGCGAATTGTACTCGCCTGGAGACCTGTTGTGTGAGGCTGACGCGGTCAGATTTGATCGCAGTGTAGGGACAAAGGCTCTTGGGTACGCAAACTCGTGCAGGAATCTAGATAAGTGGCCTGAAACAGAGAAGGTTTTCGCTGCGCAAGCAGGAACACTTAAATGTAAAGGTAACGGCTTCATCGCTAAGGTGAAGGGAATCCGCTGTTCAGGCGATAATAACACAACCAGTGACAACACACTAGTAACCACGGTAATCCATGGTGAAGCTATGTATGCGGCCAGTGATTGCGGCTGCATTGATCACGGGTGGTGTCTAGTTAACGGCGACGATTCAACCGACGGCGTTCGTGGTTTCAACCCCGAACATTTCGCCGTCCATCTAGAGCAGTCCTATAAGGATCACGGGTTCGACCCAGAGATACGTACCAGCTTTAATTTACATGAGGTGGAATACTGCAGCAGTTTGTTCTATCCGGTCGGGAATGGCTATATGCCTGGCCCCAAGATCGGTAGAATCTTACATAGATTATTCTACGTCAAAGGAAAGTTACCCCGCGAGAAGTGCCGCTTCGTTAGTGGAAAACACCCTAGCGATTGCTGTGCAGGTGCACGAGGTGAAGGCCTGTCGTGCACTGTCATATATGAAGCCCGAGCCCGCGCACTCGCTATGCGCCATATTTCGCGCCACATCCCCG